CAACGCCACGCGCCTTGGGCAGATCGAACACGCCTGACACCGCCAATGCGCCGAGTGCGTTGCGTGGGATATCGCGTTTGGCGATGCCCACCAAGTCGCCCTGAACGATCACGTCGCCGGCCGCCACGTCCGCGATGGTGGGCGTGTAGTCGATGCTGTCGCCGTCATGAATGAACTGTGCTACTGCCATGTCTCGTTGCTCCTGTTCGTGATAAGAGAGTTCTGATGCCGGTTGAACGACGTGGCGCTTACGCCTCGCCCTTCATCTTCACGCCGCCCCGGTAGTCCTGGAGGGCGACGCCGAAGTCGAAGTACCCACGGAACTGGATGCCCAGAACGTTGAAGTCGGCTTCGGCCCGCTCCACGGTGGGCTGCCGCTTGCCGTTGAGGAACGCGACCTCGATCACCGGCAGGTCCGACGGTTCGGCAAGCAGATACCAGGCCTTGCTGGAACTGCCCGGGTAGGTGGCATTGGAAAGGTAGCGGCTCACCTCCAAGCGGAACTTGCCCTGGTGCGGGTTGGCGGTGGGGTACTTGGTGCTGGAGGTCGCGTCCCGAATCTCCAGGCTCTTGTACAGCATGGTGCCGATGGCAGACAGCGCGGTCGGAACCAGCAAGATCGCCGGCATCACGCCGATGGGCTTGCCGTCGGAGTCCACCTGGTCCATGAAGGCCGTCTCGGCCTTCGTCAAGCCATCGACGTTCAGCACGGTGTCCGTGCCCGTCAGGTAGTTCTTGTTGCCGGTGCTGAAGAACGCGGCGTTGTTGAGGAACGTGCTCCAGAACACGTCGTTGATCTTCAGGCCGCTACCCCGACCGAGCTTCCGCGGGACCATGGTGATTGCGCCGAGGTCATCATTGATGATGTCTCGGCGGTCGATACTCAGTATCAGGCCGTAGGTGTCGGCCTTGTTGCTGTAGGACTCGTTGCCGAGCGTCCCATGCTTCAGTTCGCCACCCGGGGCCACGATCTCATACTGGTCCTTGCCGATGAGCCGGTAGGACATGACAGCCTTGAAGTCCGGCACGTTTCGCACCGCGCAGATGTTGCGCCACGTGCGCTCCACACTGAAGAACCCATCCAGCAAGAACTTGTTGGCCACGTTGGAGAGGATGCCGCCAATGTCTACGGTCGAGTATCCCGCGGCCTGAATCTGACGGCCGAAGGCGTACCGCAGGGCCTCGCGGCTGGCACGGAGGGAACGTTCGGGGTAGCCGTTCGCCCAAGCGGCCTCGAGGATAAGTTCCTGCAGGCCGATGCCGCCACGGAAGCGCCGCTCGGCCCGGTCCAGCACCTCCTCGTGATAATGTTTCTCGGGCTCGGCCAACTTGGCCGTCAAGATGCACGCTGCCTCCAGGGTCGCGGCGTCACAGTACCGATTGCTGTCGCGGACGGAGATATGCACGTCTGCCTGCGGGCGACTCTCCCGCATGGCCTTGAGGACCTTTTGCGAGGTTTCCTCGACCGTCCAGCCCAGACGAATGGCGTCCTTTTCGATGCGTGGGAACTCGCCTGCGCAGATCTCCTGGATGGCGGCCACTCGCTCACGCTCGGTTCGGATGGCGCTAGCCGCCGCCTGCACCACCGCATCCTGGGCAGGCTGCGAATTCGCAGCCGCGGGATTCTTGTCCTTGTTCTCGTAATCGAGGTCGGGCGGTGCCTCGCCGGCCTCGTACGCCGCCCTGAGCTTGGCGATCTTGTCCTCGTCCAGCGCCCCGGCGCTGATGCTGTGCTCCTCCAGCCATCTCTCGAAGTCCATGACTTTGCCTCCGTAAAGATTTTTGCCTCCGTAAAGATTGAATCGTGCCGCGAGCCTCATCCTCGTCGAGGCGTCCGCGCCCACGGCAACGACCGACACCTCCCGCAAGACCGATTTCATTATATGGCAGAATGGGCCATCGTGCTCCCGGCCATTGACACTGCGGCGCGAGTGAACCAGGTCCCACTCCAGTACCTCCGCGCCGATAGAAAGCTGCCACTCCGCGCCGGCCCGGGCCTGCTCGACGATGCCCCTGGCCTGGCTGCTAGATGAGAGAATCTCACCCTCGACCACGAGCGTGCCGCCGTCAACGCGCGCCTTCACCATCCCGAGCCGCGCTCCCGTGCGGTTCTCGTGGTTCATTAGCAACGGCACTACATCAGGCACCTCCAGGCCCGCGAGGTCCACCACCACCGGGTGCCGCCAGCCGGGCAGGCGCATCTTGCCGCCCGAGTAGGCCGTGCCCATCACGCGGATTCGGCCGAGCGACCCATCGCCGCTTGCTGCCTCGACGACGATGACCTCTTCGCCATGATCAGCGAGAGATTCCGCTGCGCCATCGGCCTGCTCGCTGGCAGGCTCGAAGAGAATGGGCTCGTACCCATGTTCCTTCAGCCACGCCTTGGCCTCGTCCACACTGTACTTCGCCGCATCGAAGTGGATGGCCTGGAGCTCGGCATTGCCGTCGGCGGTGATTCCCCATACGGCGTGGATGCCGGGGCCGAACTTGTCGTTCTCTCGAGCGAACCGCTCGTAGCGCGACGGGTCGCGCATGCGCGCGGCATGTTCAGTGGGATAAGGCATGCGCCGCCTCCTCGATTTCGTCGTTGGGTTCATCGATCATCGCGGGCCCAGCCATCGACTCAGGCAGCCCCAGTTCACGTATCAACCGCATCTCCCGCGCACGCTGACGTAGCTCGGCCTCCCAGTCCTTGCCCTGGCGGCCATACTCGTGGGCGAGCGTCGTAGTGTGATTGGCCAGGCGGGTCGCCTGGGCATTGGCCTCCTTGGCCGGGTCCACGTGCTCCAAGCCATCCCAAAACCACTGGTGGTCGGGCATCGTCTGACCGCCAATCGGCCCTGCGGCGGAGCCGAAGACGATCCGCCCGCCAGCCTCTAGGGCGTATTCCCACAGCCACGCAGCGAGAATGCGGTCGAGGACCCGCTCGGCGATGAAGGCCTGATCAACGCGGATGGACTTGTAGTAGGTCTGATGGTCGAGGCGACCGGAGGCATAGTTGTAACCCGACGAGTTGCCCGCGGCGATGTTGTATGGCATGTTCAAACAGCGGGCGATCTCGTTCAGGATCTCCCGCTTGAACTCGGCGTAAGTCGTGGCCGGCTGCATCGGCTCGACCTGCGCCATCTTCCAGCCGCCCGGCATCGTCAGTAGCATGTTCCGCTCGAGCTCGACTACGTCCATCGGTTCCACCGACTCCGCCTCTCCGTTGGCCGGGGCGTCGGTGTAGAGGATGCCAGCAAAGTTGGCCGCCGCCTCGGCCGATCCGAGCACGGCCAGGGTGAACCGCCGGAGCTGGGCAAACAGCGGCAACGCGGGCGTGATCTCCGGGATGCCCCGGTGTTGACCGGGACGGTCCTGGCGGAAGATGTGGATCATGTGCGAGGCAGGGATGGTGGAGTACTCGTTATTGACACGCACCCCCCTGTTGCCGGGATGGTCTTTGAGAACGTGATAGGCCACCGGATTGCCAAAGGCGTCCAGGAGGATGCCGTCCACCTCATGCCGGTCAAGTAAGTAAGTGTGCGGACTGGTCACGTGGTCGGCCTCGATGAGTCGCAGGTCAAGCTTCACTGCATGATCGAGCGCAGGGTTATTGACCAGGATGCCGAACGCTTCACCGTCCTGCGCCCGTGCCATCCGCATGGTGCGGAGCTTCTCCGCCAGCGCAATCTCGCGGGCCCAGCGGCCAAATTCATGTTCAATTTCGTTATTGACCTCGTCGCTGCGGGTGAGCATCTGGAGCCGCGGCCCCGTGCCAATGGTGTCGTTGGCCAGCGTCAGCACGATGCCCTTGGCGTAGCTGTTGTTCGCCACCTCGTACCGGGCGCGGTTGCGGAGCGTTCGCCGCACTGCCGCCGACGCAGCGGCGTCGGCCGACAGCGCGTCGGCGTTGGCCCAGTGCCGGCGGTTCTCGTCGGTGTTCGCGGCCGCGTCGTACCGTCCCCGCATCCGCGGGTCGGGCATCGCGCGCAGGCGACTCAGGGCAATCGGCTTTCTCTGCATTGCTGTGGCGATCATCAAGATGCCCCCGGCGGCGCGAGCTTGGTCATGCGAATGCCGAGACCCTTGGCCTTCGCCGCTCGCTTAGAAGCGAGATACCGGTCCGCCTCGATCTGCTCGCTGAGGCTATGTTGCTCCACGGAGCCCGAGTCGCCGACGGCGCGCTTGGGGCCGGCGGCGTTCTCGCGGATAGTGTCGTCCAGCTCGTCCGCCATGCTGTTTTTTCCAATAAGGCCCTTCCTGCCCCATGGAGCGGGACAGGAAATCCTACGCCTATTGTAATACTTACCCGGCGCACTCGTCAGATGGCGGGAAAAATGTGTATTGGCCGCGTCCAGGGAAAACGTGCTTGGTTCACATGTCCACCTTCTCGTATGTGTATGTGGTCATCCGCCGCCCGCAGTACCGGCATTCACGGCGGCGTAGGATTCGCCCACCGATGGCGGCGCGGGTGTAGAGCACGTGGAAATGCCTGCACCCGCAACGCGGGCACTCCAGGCCGCGCTTGGACGCGGGCTCCCTGTTGTTGGCTGGCTTGACCATCTACC